GCCGGTGACCACCTTCGGACCTTTGTCCTTCAGTTTGCCAGTTGCGTCGTCCAGGTCGGTTCGGTGCATCTCGAAAATGTTGTCGGCCAAATCCTTGCCGATGAGCAACGTGTCATCTGTCGCCGCGTCGTAGAGCTTCCGATATCGCTCCGCAACCATCAGGGCTGCATACCGCCGCTCAACCCGCAGGAACTTCGCCAA